ACTAACATGTAATAAAATAGCTTATATATTATATTTTATTTTTTCTTATATGATTATAATATATGACTTTAAATATTGTGATTGCTTTTTATAATAATCAAAATTATATAAATTTATTAAAAGTATTCGATCATCTAATAGTAAAATATAAAGCAATAATTTATAATAAATCTAATAAAGAAATAAATATTCCAAATGAGGATTGCTCATTACAAAATTTAAATAATATAGGGAGAGAAGGAGAGACTTATTTAAATCATATTATAAATAATTATGATAATTTATCCGATTATACTTTATTTATTCAAGATGATACACATAATCATATTAAAAATTATAATAATTTTATTCAATTCTGTAAAGAAATAATGGAAAAAACAATTCCATTTCAATTATATCCATGTTCTTGGCGAGAAAATGGTATTATTGTTTCACGAACGATTAATAATGGTATATATGCTTTAAACACATTCCCATCATGTGATGCAATTAAAAAGTGTTGTGAATTTAATAATATTTTTTTACCAAAACAATATACTACTGAAACTTGTGCATTTTTCATTTGTCATAAAAATTCCATTTTAAAACACGAAAAGGAATTTTATATTAAATTGAGAAACTGGTTATTAATGGATGAAAAAAATGGTTTTGTGTTGGAACATATTTGGAAGTTAATTTTTATATAAAGTTGTTTAAAATATAATAGTTAAATGTTAACACGAAAGATTTATATTATTTCAAATTAACTATAATTATATACTTTCTCTCTTTAAAGTAAATATTAAATTATTAATAAATATTGATCTTGTATTTTATACTGTGAAATTGTATTTTATACTGTATTATGCAGTTATTAATTTTTTCTTATATATAATTTAGTAATATTATATATAAATATGAATAAATGTGCTTTTGTGATTCCTCTACATCCAAAACACTTTAATTATGGTTACTCTATATTTAATTATTTATATGATAAAAATGTAGATTTATATTTTATTTTTACAAATAACATAGATAAAGATAATTTTCTATTAAAAATAAATAATGATAAATTGGCCAAAGTTAATTTTCTTATATTGACAGATTTTACGGATAGTAGAATTATTGAACAAAATAATAGTTTTGTTCCTATTAAAAAATTGTTTGCATTATCAAGATTACATGAAAAATATGATTATATTAGTTGTATTGATTCAGAAATAAAATTTATAAGTGATACAAATGATTATTATAATATAATGAAGAATATAGTTAATGCTAAAATAATTTGTGGTGGCAAATTAGATATAAATGCTGGTGAAATAAATATTGTTCGTGATTCTCTCACTAGACTAGTAGATATTCAGTATCACAATACTCTTAAATCATTGTCTCATGATTATAGAATATATACTTGGTGGTGTAATTTACCTGTATATGATTGTAAAATATCAAAAGAGTTCTTAAAATGGATCAACTTTAATAATAATAATCTATCACGATTTAATTGGAATATATTTGATGATATGTTGTATAATTTTTTCTGTATATTATTTTACAATTATCAATTTAAACTTATAGATAATTGCTTTCATAGTTTAGAATTTAGTAATTCAGATATGATAGAATATGTTGATAAAAATTTGTGTAAATTATACTGGGTTAATAATAATGCTTATAACCAAAATAAAATCTATTACGAACAAAATAATTTTCAAATTGTTTTTCATTTAGATAGATGGAGAATCTAAACCCGACATACCAAGGGTCTCCATAGTATGAACGACCTTTTCTGTTTCATTAAAATTATGCAGAGTATCTCTAATATTTGTTTAAAAATTTTATTTTATTTTAAATTATAAACATTTTAATTGAGATTTTAATCTTTTATAAATATAGCCATTATAAGGAAGATTTTTATCTAATGCTTTTGATAATGTTTTATCACTAATTTTTAATTGTTTAATACATTCGTATTTGCATATAAATTCTTTTACTAAATTATTATCTAAATCAAATTGACCTATACCATCTTTATATAATAATGGTTGTTTATTGATTTTTTTTTCAAAATCAAGTTTAAGATTTTCATCACAGTTTTCATATAGTTTATAATAAAACCCTTTTGTTAAAGTAACATTTTTTACAGGGTTATCTAATGCAGAGCTAGATTCGTATCCATTGTTTAACGCAGCTGTTTTTCTATCTATATATACGTTAACAATTTCGGTTTGTTCTTTATTAATCTGTGCTATATAACCTAAATTTTGTGCTTTGGTAATTTTAGTTGGATTTATTGAATGAATAATAGTTGAATCTACGTTTCTATCTACATACAACCATCTAAATCCATTATAAATAGTATTTTCATTAATCGCTTTTTCAATACTAGGTCGTTTCATAATAAAATTAGACTCTTTTAAACATTCTGCGACACTTTCATATACTTTGACAAGCTGTAATGTTCCAGGATGTATTTGTTGTAATCTTGGTCCTAATGTAACAAGAGGTTGTGAGAATCCTGTTGTAACTTTAATTTGAGATGCATTTATTTTTTCCAAAATTTCTTTATTTTGTTTTTCAATATTATCCACTTTATTACATAAATGTTTCACTGTTTTTATTAATTCATCAATTAACAAATTATTATTATTCGAGTTAGGACTAATATTATTTTCTGTAATATATTTTAAATATTGATTTTCATTTATTAATTCATTCATATTATATTGAAAACTATGTATATTATTATTAATAATATTTAATAATGATTGATAAGATAGATTTTTACCAATTAAAAATAATTCTAATTCTTTTTCATGACCAATTAAATCATTTACTTTATTACATCTTATATCTTTATGATTATGTAAAAAACTTTCAAAATCCTTACTTTTATTAATAGCAAAACAATCTAATAATATACATTCTTCATATTTGGATTTATGCTCGGTATATCTTGCAGTAATTCCTTTTCCACTTTGCCCTAATTTTATAACATAACTTTTATTCTCATATGTTTTTACTTTTATAATATAAATAATACCTGCAATAGTAGCATATTCTTTTAATAATATTTGTTCTCTTTCAATAATTTTTTGTTGTTGTAATTTTAATTCATATTCTTGCGATTTTTTATCTTCTAATTTTTCCATTTCTGTTTTTTGAATTTCTAATTGTTTTTGTAAATCATATATACCATTTAATCTAATTTCTTTTATTACTTCACAAACCCAATTTTGAAATTTTTCTGCTATAAGTTTTCTAGATTTAAATAATACTTTATATAATCCTTTTTCTGTAAGAAATGTAACTTGTTTAATTCCAGTAGACGTGTCCATACTATGGACATGTCTTTCTGTATTATCAAAATTCTGTATTGACGTGCGTATATTTCCCATTTCTAAAATTTCACCTATATCACTTGCTCTAAATAAAGGTTCGTTATAGGTTCCTTTAATAACTATATTTGTATGCATATTATTATCTGTAAAAGCTTTAACTATTTCCATTGTAGTTCTGTAATCTAATACATTACATGTCTTTAAGTAGATTTAGGTATAAATACATATTTGCTTTCCCATAAGGGAAACCAAAGTTGTTTTTTGCTTTAATAATTAAAAAGCAAATATTTTTAATTATTATAATATATATAAATATACCACATGATATATGGTGTTTAATTGGAATATGCTAAACCTCCCATGCCACTCATAATTCTTAGCACGTTATAGTTGGTGGCATAGACTCTGACCTTGGCAGTTTTTGTGCCTTCCACTGTTGCATTTGAGAGCACAAGCTGTAAGGTTGCGTTGTCAATTCTGGAGAAATTGCACGTGCCTGAGGGTTGGTGTTCTTCTGGTCTTAGAGCAAAAGAGTAAACATTAATACCTTCATCAGGACTTCTGGTGTGGCATTGGAATGGTTGAACCCATGAGAAGTAAGTTCCTTCACGCTCTGAGAATCTATCTTGACCGTTTAGTTGTAGTTTACCAGTAACCACTGGATTTTGTCCCCAACAATGCATATCCAAAGAGGCTTCTGTTAGAACAAAGGTTCCAGCATCAGATATGGCTGATTCGTAGTAAGGAGAGTTGTCTGTGTTTAGAGTTGGGAAACCTGCTCCACCTGCAAAGTTACTTTGAGGATAAATATTGTCGAGATTACTTGTAGCGTTCCATTGAGTTGAAGTATCTTGGCCAGTGTGCATAGCATCAGTAGCACCAGCATTAGTAAATAATCCATTGGCATCAATGAAAGCTCTACTATCGTGAGCAACAGATTGAGGACCTCCGAAAGCATGGATAGCATTAGGAAGAGCATCAATGGCATCAGTATAGTTGAAAGGTTGAGCTCCCAAGACTCTGAATAAGGGAGCATCACATGTTAAAGAGGAACAGTAATCAACGTTTTGATCAGGTTGGACAACCCAGATTAATTCCTTGACAGGGTGATTAAAGTTCAATTTGATCTTGTTACTGGAAGATCCAACGGATTCATCACCTGTGAATTGTAGTTGTGTGATTAAATATTCATGAGGATTTTGTGCCATTCTGCGTCTTTCATCAGTATCCAAAAACACATAGTCAACATACAAGGAAGCAGCAACCATCGATTGGTTATAAGCAATAGTGGCAGGAACAGGTTTGTTGTTAGCATAAGGAGCAGTGGCAGTTCCGCAACTTAGAGTGGTAACAGCCCATAGACATTCATCAATAGGACGAATATCCAAGTTAATCTTGACTTCGTGGTATTGAAGAGCGATTAAAGGAAGAGCTAATCCAGGGTTTGTGCAAAACCAGAATTGAAGAGGAATATATAGAGTTGATTCTGGTAGAGCGTTACGAGGAGCACACACTTGACGAGGAGCCATGGAGTCACAAGGTCCGTCAACATCAGAGAAAGAAGGATCAGTGATGAATGTTAATTGAGTAGTGTTTCCAACCATCTTGAAGTAACCTCTTTGTTGTTCAGCAGTCATTGTTAATTGATTCCAGATGTGCATCCAGTCACCATATTGACGATCGATTCTTTGACCTCCAATTTCAATTTCAACTTGGGCAATCAATTGTTCTCCAGGATAATCTAACCAACGAGCATAAACTCCACTGTTTGTTCCATAGGTGGAAAGACCCATGGCTTGGTTGATTTCTGGTAATGTAACTTGTAAATAAGTTCTGTAAGCAAGATCACCATTTCTACTGATGGTGCATTGGACACGACGTCCAAAATCGGCTTGACCATTGAATGTTTGTTCAATTGATTCAATAGCAAAGTTAGTGTATCTTCTGTAAGTGACTTTCCAAAAGGTAATTTGAGGATTACCAGTTAGGTAAACATCTTGTGCGCCGTAAGCGACCAATTGCATTAATCCACCTCCCATATTTATATTATTGCTAAAGAAAAAATTTTTTTAAGAATGAATTTAATTCAATTATTATTTTAATTTTATGTCGATAAAGAAAGTATTTTATTCAAGTCTAAATTTGTTTTCATGAATCTAAGCAAATATGAATCCAATAACACTTCTTTTTTCCCTTCATGTGTTTTCTTGAAAACATAAGAATCATTCATTTTTTTAATGGTCCAACCTTCTTCTATTGCGTTAAACAATAACAACATTTTCTGAAACTTGATATTATCAATTTTAATGTCATCCTTTTCTAAATAACTTTCTATATCAATTTTTAAGTCCATAATATAAAATAAAAGAAAAGTAAAATCCTCTTTTAACTTGTAAAAATCGTTTTCTAATTCTAATTCTTAGGCTACTTTCAGAAATAAAGACTAAAAATATATATATACAATATTAATTATTAAATAACTTTTTATATATTTTAACAATAATATATGCCGGCGTTTAAACCAAAGAGTATTAAAAAAATTAAATTTAATAAAAAAACGTCTATAACACTCGATGGAAAACATAAAGAATTTCTGAATGACTTTTCTAAAGATGAGAATGATAATATACCTTCTCTCATCACTGAAAAGAATGAACTAGAAGAGAGAATCACGAAAGAAGAAATGAATATTGAACAGAAATTAGATTTATTGGATAGAATTAAAGAAATTAATACTACTGTAAAAGAAATTAAAAAAAAAAAGAAGGAATATTTTTTAGAAAATTCCAAATTTATCTTTGATTATTTTGAAAACAAAAAAAATATATCTACGGTTGGTAATGTTGCTCCTGAAACCAATAAAAATAAAATTTTACATACTTTTTTTAAAATGAATAAAGAAGAAAATTCCATAGCATCGATTCATGAAAATAAAAATAATAATATAGTGCAAAAATATTTGAGTAATATTGATGATAGTTTTATAGATATTAATACTTTTATATGTCAAAGTGATATATGTAAATATTGCAATAAAGGTGAATTAATACCATTGGAAGACGAAGGATTGTTAATTTGTAATGCTTGTTCGCGAAATATACCTTATTTAATTGAAAATGAAAAGCCTTCTTATAAAGAACCACCAAAAGAAGTTTGTTTTTATGCTTATAAAAGAATTAATCATTTTAAAGAAATCTTGGCCCAATTCCAAGGAAAAGAAACAACACAAATACCTCCTGATGTTATTGAAAATATAAAGCTTCAAATAAAAAAAGAGAGAATTGAACTTTCTCTCATTAGTAATCACAAAACAAAGGAAATCTTGAAAAAATTGGGTTATAATAAATATTATGAACATATACCATTTATTAAAGATAAATTGGGAATTAAACCACCTATCATGTCTCCTGAATTAGAAGAAACATTGTGTAATTTATTTATTGAATTGCAATCTCCTTACTCCAAGTATTGTCCAGATGATAGAGTTAATTTTTTAAATTATTATTATACTGCTTATAAATTATGTGAGCTACTTGGAGAAACACAATATTTGCAACACTTTCCTATGTTGAAAGATAGAGAGAAACGCATTGAACAAGATACCATATGGAAACAAATTTGTGGAGAATTAAATTGGGAATTTATTCCTACGATTTAGTGACGATATCTTTTATTGAATAATAATTGAATTTTTATTTCTATTTAACATCATTTAATAGAAATAAATATATATTTAAAAGTTTGTTACCGTATTACAGTTAAAATCCCCCAGGAAATTTTACGAGATTTGCTCCAATTCCAAATCCGGCTCCAGATCTGGCAGTGACGCCCATACTTGGAACATAGGTATCCAAGATACTGAAAGTGGCGGCAGCAGTTAATGAGATCAATATAATCTCTTCAATGTTCAAAGAACGTTTTGGGATGGCATAAGCAGCAATAGCAACCATTAAACCTTCTACAAGATACTTAATTATTCTCTTGACTAATTCGCCGACGTTAATTAAACCGTTCATTATATTAAATAAAAAGAAAAAAATATATATATTGCTATAAAAAACTTAAAATAATAAATATAAATGAATAAAATGGATTACTCTAAAGAAAACATTTCAGACAAAGATTATGAAAAAAAAATAATAAATAATCAAATTAATCCTAAATATGTGGACTTATTGGAAGAAGATAAACCTATTGCAGGACAAAAATTCGTTTGTGTTTCTTTTGTATCCCCAGAAAAAATATTGAAACAAAAGCAACTGTTCTTTTTTGAAGAATTCCTAAAGAAGTGGGAATTTAATAAATCAATGGATAAATTTGTTCAATTTATTAATTTTATCTCATATAAATACAATGTTTCTTTTGAAGAAATGACAAATGATTTCAAAGATTTTGTAAAGGAAGAAAAAGAATTATTAACGAAGACCGAATTAGACGACGAGTTTAAAACATTTGTGGATAATAACGAAGAACAACTGGAGAAATCCTTTGGTGTTATGTGTAATTTCCAAACTAGTTTAAGAGGATTAAAGGTGAGAGGTGTCTATCCTACCGTTGAAGAAGCAGAATTAAGATGTAAAATGTTGAGAGAATTAGATCCAAATCATGATGTATTTGTAGGCCCTGTTGGATTATGGATGCCTTGGGATCCGGAAGCATATAAAACAGGAAGAGTGGAATATATGGAAGATGAATTAAATCAATTGATGCATGAAAAGACAAAGAATGAAACAAATGCAAAGACAGCCTTTGATCAACGAATAAAAGAAACGAAACAAAAAGCAATTGAAGAAAATATTAAATTAGCTGAAAAGACTGGAAATATGTTGACGCAAACCATTGATGAAAATGGCAATTTAGTGGGCATCAATAATGTGAATAGTCAAGAAAATGTTATGAAAGATAAAGAGTCGATTTCAGCAGCTGATATTCGAAAAGAGTTATTTGAAGGAGAAAATATTATTGTAGGAAAAAGTGATTATGGACAAAGTAAATTGGTTAGTGGTCCATTTGTTTCCAACTCGAAATAAATTAAATTAAATTAAATTAAATATTAAATAATATAAAATATAAATTAGTTTTAAAAGAAAAATAAATAATGTTTATAAAAAGTGTTGCATTATAAATAAAATTGAATGAATATAAAAATTATATATTAAATCAAAATTAATTTTAATATATAATTGGTAGTTTCAAATACTAAAAAATGGAATATAGAAGAAGTAATGATGATTTAGATAATATATCGGCTGATTCTTCAGACAATAAGTGTTTTTCAGGGACCACAAAACTTGTTTTAAATGATGAACTTAAAGAATTAGTAAAAAAAACGATTATAACGGATGCTCAAAATATTAATAGTCCATTTTATTTATCTAATATAACTATTTATGGTGTATATCACGACCAATTATTACGTTTTATGCAAAATATAAATCCACATTTTAAAGCCTCTCAGACAGATAATCTAGCATTTGTTCTTTTATTAACATACCCTATTGAAATGATTGATTCCTTTCTCTCTTTTCAAGATTTAAATTTGTCATTTCGTAATAATAATAATGTAAGCGATTTTACTGATGTTGGTTTCAAATGTATCTCTTATGAAAACGAAGAAACATGTTTACATACTTGCATTTGTAATGAAAGATTAGCAAATATTTATGTTTTTGAAAATAATTTTACTAATATTCGTTTCCAATTAGGGTGTGACTGTGTATTAAGACATAAATTACTTGATAAGAATGATCCTAATTATGTATCCAATGGAAAAAAAATTAAAGAATATCGTAAAATGGAAAAAGATAGAATGGAAGAAAGAGAGAAAGGATTACCAGATGGTTTTTTAAAATTAGAACGAATTCGTTTAAAAGAGGAAAAATTATTATTAAAAGAACAAAAAGACAAAGAAATAATAGACAAACAAGTATTTGAAAAAAATAATAAGCTTGTAAATCAGAAAAAAGGAATCCAATATTGTTCTAATAATTGTCAATTATGTAATAAATATTGCATTATGGATTCTAAAAGTAAGAGGCGTTTATGTTCTACTTGTTTAAAAAGGGATGCTACATTTATTAAGTCACAAAAACTCGTCATGGAACAATTATTAAAAAAGTATTTCTATTTATCTTATATATTATTTTGTGTATGTTGTGGTAAAGATTTTATAAGTAAAAATATTCATTCACAATTATGTAAAGATTGTGACGCTATATATCGTATTTATAAATGTAAATTATGCAAAGGAGATTATATTGATGATAAATTTAAAATGGCTGAAACAGATGTATACTGTGAAGATTGTGATAAAAAATCATCCAAATGTATAGATTGTAAAATAGTTAAATTTACTGAATACAATAGATGCAACGATTGTTTTAAAAAAAAAGCAAATATTAAAAATATTTCCAATAATAAAAATACATATACTAAAGTTAAACTTCATTGTCAAATGAAAGATTGTGATAAAACATTTGAGATAAATGAATGTGATAAAAAATGGAAAAAAAATTGCGATGAATGTTATAAAAAAATTAAAAAGGAAAAAGTTAATTGTATTACTTGTTCTAATTCGTTTGAGAGAAATAATTGTGATACATGGAAAAAAAGATGTCCGTCTTGTTATGATAAATATAAGTAATTGAATTTTATACACATTGTATATCAATAAAATTATATATTTTTAAAATTATATAAATATTTTTTTCTATAATCTTGTATGTTGAAAAAATATTTACCATTGGATGTATTGAATATTATTTTACAATATGATGGTAGAATAAAATATTTACATAAATATCGTATTTTTGTAAATATTATAAGTAAAAATGATCCTAGGTATAGTATAGTTAAGACAAAAATAATACAAAAAATTAATTTAATACAACATTTTAATATAGGAAATAATGGATTGAAATTTTATATTGATATTTATTATAAAAATAATGAATTAGGTCTCCTTTTTTGTAAAAAATTACTTGAATAAAATGATATTTTTATTATTATTTTATTCTATTCTATTCTATAATTCAAAACATTCAATTTCGTCATTGGTAAGTAATAATATTTCCACTTCTTCTTCATTCAACTCTTCTATCGTTTCCGTAAAATACAATGAACAAAAATGTTCTCTCGATTCTGGTATTTGCAAAAGATGAGGATAATAAAAATAGGATTTATAAGCTGGTTCCTTATAATTTATTATTTTACACCATTCTTGTGTTTTCGTTTTCCATATATATAATGGTTTTATATACACACCATAGGTTCCTACTTCATGATGATATTTTTCACATTCAATTATCCCAATAAATTTTGTTTTAATGTTATTCATTCCAATATATATATCATTTTTTAAATAATACATTCCGGTATATTTTACAATAACATCATTGCTTATATCAACAAGATCATTATTTTCTTTTATTAAAAAACGTTTTTTATTATTCATATTATTCACAATTATACTCATTATCTATGTTTCATTTATATAATAATTTATAACTATTTTCCAATTCAAATATATATTTAAAAAAGCTGTTGTTGCGTAACTAATTCTTGTGCCATCATACCTAAAATACCAATCATTGCCAATGTGCCATTATTTAATTCTTTATCCATCTTCTCTCCTAAGGATGCTTCATTCACACCAAAAGTTAATCCAAAATCACCTGGTTGATAATCTTCTTTTAACCTAAAAAGCTTAACACTAGGATTTTCCCAACCACGAATCATAGAAGAAAATTCACCTATAAACATAAAGGATAGACCAAATCTAGACTTATAAATAATCGGCGTTTGAAATGTAAAAAGGTGTAAAAAATATATTTTATTTAAAAGTCATCCTAAAAAGAATTTAATTTATCCCTTATATATTTTTGTTGGTATTCTGATGAAAAATAATTTGATGCAAATTCGAATGCATTATTTGCGATTCTTTCTGCTTCTACATCGTTTTCTTTTACCCACTCTATTTTTTCAATTAAATTACTTAAATCATATTCAATTGGAATATAATGAACATTAGGAATAAGAAAGGATGAAAACCAACATTTAGCATTCGAAATCATAAATGGCACACATCCTGAAGCAAACCCATACATATGATTGGAAGCTATACAATTACCATCTACAATAAAAAAAATCTTGTATTTTAGAAATTCATCAAATGAAATTCGATTAGCAAAATATTTTTCAGCTATATTTTTATTTTCACTCCACCACCTAGAAAGTCGAACATCTGTTTCTCTCTGATAATCATATATTTTTTTAACAAATTTAATTCTAATCGATTCTGAATGACCTACACCTGAACAGCCTCCTCTCCAACATAATCCAGATTCTCTCTTTTCCCATGGAATATAATCTTTTTTCTCTCTATTAAAATAATATTGAATCCCTTTTTCAAAGAAGCCATCATCTAGTGGTAAATATAAATAGTTGATTCCTTCCTCTTCGTCTACTTGTGATAAAACACCCAAGATCAGAGTTTTGTTGGTCTTTTTTGCTTGTTCCAAGAATGGAGCAATTTGTTCTCTCCAGTTTACATCATGATAATGATGATCTTTTTTACTATTTATATTTCCATCACTTTTAGGAATGACTAAAAGAGTATTTTCTTTTTCTTTTAATGAAGAAGAGAGAAATTGTATTAAAGCACCATTTACTTCAACTTTGGAAAATAAACCATCCCATAACACATTTCCATTTATCGAATTCTCTCTTAATACACCATCTTCAAATACTAAACAATTCTTCATATAAAGAAACTATTTCATTATTTTTATATACTTTCTTTTTCAAATACTTTTGTTACCATTTATTTGTTTTTTTAACATTGATTTTAGGACCTTGACCTCTTTTTTTCACATTACTTGGATCATATTTATCCTCTTCGTCATCCGATTTATAATCTTTCGATAAATCCCAAAATTCTTTAGATCCCAATTTAAAATCATTATGACTATCTGCTTTATACCAAAAAACTTGATCTTGTAGTTTATTGGATTTAGAATTATTATTAATTACTAAACATTCATAGTTTTCAGTGCATTGATCCATTACTTGAGAGAAAGATTCAAAAGTAGGAAACATTCCTGCATAATTTTCATAAATACGTTTTCTATTAGCAATATAGGGTTCTCTCAAAATAAAGACATAATCAATATTTGTTCTTAAAGTAGGTGGAACTCCTAAGGGATATTGCATCGTAATTATCAACATTATTTTCCAATGTCTTCCATTCATAAATAATAAACGCATCATTTTGTCACGAGACCATGTATTATCATATAAACAATCATCCAATATTACAAAAGCTCTTGCATCTATAGTGCTTCGTTTAAATGTTTCCATTTCCTTTTTTATTTGTTTTAAAACCGTTTTTTGTCTTTTCAATATATTTTCAATAATGGCAGTATTGTATTCATTGTGAATAAATAATTTTGGAACCATTTTACCATAAAATCCGTTTCCTTCTTCTGTTCCTGATATTACTGTTCCTATTGGAATTTCTTGATGATAATATAATAAATCTCTTACTAAAAAACTCTTACCTGTGTCACGTCTTCCTATCAATACAACTACAGGTCCTTTAGCTTCATTCGCTTTAAAACTTATATTTCGCATATTGAATTTCTTTAATTCTAACGACATATATATTTTAATAAATAAAATTTTATTCAATATAACGCAATTAATTAGTTAAAACTAGACATAATTTATATTTTAATTAGCTAATAATGATAAATGTGAATTATCAAAAAAGAAAGAATCAAGAACTTTTTAAATGTTTAGAAAAACAAGAAACATTATTTCTCTCTAATATTCAAAATTATAATCCAATTTATAAGAGATTTTTTTCATTGAATGACACAAATTACAATAGTATTAATTTAAATAATACATGGTATATTTCTTCTCTTAAAGAAAGCGAATGTGAAAATAAAAAGACTTTTCTATGTAATATAAAAAACATTCATTCGCAAAAAACAAAAGAGAGAAATATTTTTTTTAAAATGGCTCCTTTATTAGATCCTTATAAATATTTAATTGGTAAATATGATATTAATGATCCAACATTATTTCAATTACCGTTTTTAGAGTCTACTACTGAAAACACTAATCCCAAATTCTTGGATTATAATAATTCTGCTTATGTAGATGGGTTTTTTTTATATTTATCAAGTAATTTAATCAATGCTTTTCAATTTTCACATGGAGTAGATTATTATGGTGCATTTTTGGCAATAAAAAATGATTATCAACTGAATGTTTTTGATGATCTTGAATATCTTTCTAATTGTGATTTTTTCAACAAAAATAAGAATATATTATATACTATTGATGATTATGATCATATATTAGAAAATAATGTCAATACAAAGTTAAAACCATTAAATATAAATCATACTTTAAGTATGAATTCTGTTCTCTCATTAGAATCTTTAAAAGAAGATATTGACATTTATAACAATGTTTTTACTGAAAAAGATGATATGCCATTTGATTTGATGGAAGTAACGAATGATTTATTTCATGAAAAAATGAAGAATACTGATTATTTATTATATAATAATATTACTAGTGTAAAGTCAAATTCAACTTGTTCCTCTCGTGCATCTTATACCTCTAGTGAAGATAATAATGACTGTAATGTTTGTAATCAAGAGAAGGAAGATACGTTTCTAGAAGAAATGGAAACAGAAGATTTTGATAATATTGAAACAGATGATATGAATAACAGCAAAGAAGAGGATTGGGAAGATGTGGATAGCGAAGATGTGGATAGCAGCGAAGGAGATTTTGAAGAAGAAGTAATAAATGTAACTATATCGAAATTTCCAGTTCAAGTCATTTGTATGGAAAATTGTGAAAATACATTGGATGATTTAATATTAAATAATGATCTTAATACAGAAGAATGGTATTCCATTTTTATGCAAATTATTATGATTCTAATTACCTATCAAAAAGCATTTGCATTTACTCATAATGATTTACATACGAATAATGTAATGTATATTACTACTACTAAAAAATATATTTATTATTTATACAATAAAACCTATTATAAAGTTCCAACCTTTGGTAAAATATTTAAAATTATTGATTTTGGAAGAAGTATTTATAAATTCAATGGCAAATTATTTTGTAGTGATAGTTTTCAAGCTGGCGAGGATGCTGCCACTCAATACAATACAGAACCATATTTTAACGATAAAAAAGCAAGATTAGAGCCTAATTACAGTTTTGATTTATGTAGATTAGCATGTTCTATTTTCGATTACTTGATTGAAGATTTATCTGAAATACCCAATTATATTAAAACGGATCCTATTAAAAAATTAATTTATGAATGGTGTTTAGATGATAATGGAATCAATATTTTATACAAAAATAATGGAGCTGATAGGTATCCTGACTTTAAATTATATAAAATGATTGCAAGAATTGTTCATCAACATACTCCTCAAGCACAATTAGAGAGAAAAGAGTTCAAGTCTTTTATGATTCAAAAGGAAGTGTTTTTATTATTGAAAGATACCAAATCTAATGAAATTATTGATATTGATGCGATTCCTTCCTTTATCTAGGATCCTTTATCTAGGAATGGAAATGTTAACCTTACCATATAACACGTGAATCCCATGTATCCCATGGTTCCCATGATTTCCAACATGCCAAATCATATTTATCGCAACCTATTCGTAAACCTGCTATTCTTACTACTTCTTCTGATGGATAAACAATATAATTAACAGCATATCCAATATTACTTACTGCTGCAATACATAATTCTTCACACGGGTTTTCAATATATTTTATCACAAACCCACATCTTTTCACTGCTTGCATTTGTATATCAAAAGAAGGATTTTTAATATATATTAGACAAAATTCATCACCTCTTTTTTTAATTGCTAATTGATTTAAATAGTCATTTTGTTCTTTTACATATTCTATTGCATGTCCTGTTTCTGTTAAAGCAATAATACATAATTCTTCTGTTTGATCTTGAATATATTTTAAATACAATCCATTTTCTTTCAATACTTTTTTATATTCTAAATAAATAGGATTCACATAATCAATAAATTTGTTTATTTTTAAACTCCATTTCAACATATATGGCCCAGTTTGCATATAAAATTGTAAAATATAATCAATCAACTCGTTTGGTAAAGAAATAGTATTTGTTTTTAATAAAAAAACATTCATTATAAATTAATTATTATAATTTTAAATAATAATTAATATGTTTTCAATAAGTATTTGAATCTTTTCTAAAAACCAGGAGTATCCACAAACACAGCAGGAGTATTGATTATTTGTCCACCAGTTTGTAAAACAGGTTTAAGTTGTTCTAATATAAAATAACCTGAAATGACACAAAAATAAACAATCAATGCATCTCTCACTAATAATTTAAATGGTTTGTTTTCCTTTTCAATAAATCTCATTTCGATGAATTTCGCTATAAAAAATATTATGGCAATTACACCAGCTTTTAAAAAAATATTATCCATTTAAAATAATGTAGAATTATCTTCTCTTTTTTTTAACGAATACTCAAATACTTATTCTAATATTTCAATGTCATCTATTAATAAATCAGGTAATAAATTAATATCGGGTTCGTTAATAATATGAACATCAAAACCATTTAGTTCTACATTTTGATCTGAAATATTTAATTTCACATTATCGTCATCCTCTTCTGATTCCAATTTTCTCTTGTAATTTTTCTGTTCACTAATTTCTTCTAAATGTTCAATTGTTTTTGGAACTTGCACTTTCATTTCATTATTATTTTCATCTTTTATAAAATCAGTATCATTAAAGGATAATTTACTATTTTTATTGGCATAATCAGTAATATCTTGTTCTTTCTCTTGTTCTTTTTCATCAAAAGATTCAGAATCATTTATAGATGTAGATGTATCTTCGATTATATGCTCTTTTATCTCTTCAACCACATTTTCTTCTACTGTCTCATCCATATAAGCCTTTAATATAGCCTCTACAGGAATACTTTCTCTCAATGTATTCAAAATACATTCTTGAACGATAGTTTCAATTTCTCTATTATGCTTTTGAATATTCAATGGAGCTATTCCCTTTTCAAATAAATACACATTTTGATATAATATTCTGGCTGCATTAATATATATCTTGTGAATAAAATCATCTAATTTGGGTATATTAATATCTATTTTTTTTTGTTTTTGACCTACTCTCATGGCAGTTAATATTTTCAATTGAATAATGTGAACACAAGTAACTAAATCTTCTAAATACTTACATCCACTTTTTTCTATTATTCTTATTCTCTCTTGTTCAATAATAGTAGGATTCCATTTTGGTATTCTACAAATAAAATTTTGAAACGTCATGAGATACTTTTCTAACTCATTATTCTCTTTGCATAATTTGTATGCTTCATCTAAAATCGACCTAAACCCATCAATAATAAATGGCGTCAAAATGGTAATTAATCTCGCTCCCCATTCATTCTTTGACTCATGTAAACTCGACATATTAAAATCATCCATTTTACATAAAGGTAATATTTTCTAAAGATAATTCTGAACTTAAAAAAACAAAATTTAATATAAATAATATCAATATTTTTTCATTTCTGAATTCTTTTCTTACTTTATGAAATGCAATTAATAATTCATATCTTTTGGCATCTGATAAATGAAATTCATCGTTTTTTTGATTTTCCAGCAAAAATAATATATCATTTCCACTATAACCTTTTTCATATAATTTATTTGAAAATAATAATAAATCCTGGATTTTTATTGTAAAAGTCATTTTTTTTATAATTTCTTTTTTTAACCATTCTTGCCTATAATTTTTTATTTCTTTTGTTTTAAAAACATCATTTAAATTATATTTATATAAATTTACAAGATTATTGTTTATTTTTATATCAGATACATAGATCTCACAAAATCTCGAGAGAATTGGCTTTAATAATTTATACTTATCTTCTATAATAATAAAAAACCTTGTATTATGACTAAAAAGTTCTATACATCGTCTTAAAGCAGATTGAGCATCCATTGTTAGTTTATCCGCATTTAACATGACAATACTTTTAAAGACATCTCCTCCATTGGAATTTATATGTGTTTTAGCGAAAAATTTGAGTTCATCGCGTATAAATTTTATTCCTTTTCCATGAGCACAATTCACATACATTACCAAGGATTTTATTTTATCCCTATCATTATTATAAATAGTATTTATAAATTCATGAACAATCGTGCGTTTACCAGTTCCTGTTGGGCCATGAAAAATAATATTAGGAATTTTATGAATAGAATGAAAATAAATTAATTTTTCTTTAATGGAATGATGAATATTTAATATCATGAATAAACTTATTAATATAGTCAAAGTGTTTTTATATTTAAAAATAACGTAATTAATTAAAAAAATGAAATGTTTTATTATTCTCTTTTTATTAAAAAGAAAAACTATGGAATCTTTGGATACTGTTGCAAACGAATTCATTCATTTAAATAATAATATTATTAATAATGCCAATACCTTTTGGATACAAGATAATTCTACTTTACCTGTTTATTCACATTTACCGATGAAAAACCAGAGTCAAAATCATGGATTTCATTTTGAAAATGAAATAAAAAGTAAAGTTTTCCATTTAAATCCGAATGTCAATGATACTAAAAAATATGATATAGAATGCAGTCAAAATACATTAAATCCAAATGAAAATATATCCATTAAACTTACTTCGGGACCAAATATTGATTGCGGAGATATTATACGATTTTATTCGTATGATTTTCAACATAAAAATACAATGATTATTGGTTTTTATCATCAACTAAAAGAAAATGAAAAAAATATTTATCAGATAATGGAAATTGATTATAATGAAAAGTTTCACAAGATTTTATTTGGAAATATTACTTTGACCGAAATCAAGGAATATGTGGATACCATAAAAGGCATACCTCCTGGTAAAATAAATAATACAGATAAAAATTACTTGAGTTTAAAAAAAGAACTACAAAAGAAATACAACATGTATATTAATATCTCTCCCAAAGTCGATAGTAAAAATCAAAGAAGAGTTCAATGTTCTATTCCAAAAATAAAAGAATTATTAAAAACATATCCTGAATTTATTACATATAATCATGAATCTTATCCATTAATGTTGAGAGATGTTATTATTAATGGGACGATTGAATCTTGTCGTCGGTTAAGAAAGAAGAATGTTAAATTGTAATATTAATTCAGATTTTGATATGGATTTGGGACCTACTGTATTATTGAAATCAAAATGTAATTTCCCCAATTTTATTATGTTTTCATCGACTGTATTTTTAAGAAATTTAATAAAATAATGTGATTGTTCACTTTTATCTATATTCCTATCTATTTTTCCAGCATTCACTCCAACTCTTCTAAAAGATATATCTGGAGTTTCCATTTTTTTCACAAACTTGAAATGAAGAGGAAGTTCATTATTTACTAGAGGTCTATCTATTTCTCTCTTTTTCCATATTTGAAAAATACAAGGAACATCATGTTCTTTTTCATCTACTAAAAATGCATTTATAGGCAAATCTATTTCTACAATATTATGAAAATTGATTGGTATTTTATTTTTTAGGCTATCTTTTTTAAAACTTTTTGGTAATATAAAAGAAATAGAATCACAAAACTCGGCTGATTTCTTGATAAATTTTATAGCTAAAGAGGATTGTCTACCAAAAGGAGGATTTCCTAAAACATGAATTTTGTTATTTTTATAAATCTTTTTTATTCCTTCTATATTTATCTCTAAATAGTCTTGTGTTGTAATTTCTTCATTTTCAGGAGATATATCATAGAATAAATAATTATTTGTTAATGTCTTTATTAAAGGAATAAAAGCTCCGTTGCCTGCACTTGGCTCTATAATGACATCATCCTTATCGATTTCTATATATTGACTAAAGAGAGAAACACATATTTCAACAATATGGCTTTTGGTATAAAATTTATCCATTTTATTTCTTTGTAAACCTTTCTTTTGGTTATTCATACATTAATAATATAGAGGATTCGTTTTAAATTAAATTCAATTTTTTAATTTAAAAATAGGATGGTCTATACATTTTCTCTCTAAATCATTATTTCTAAACAGCACTAGTTAAACTATGAGTATATGGATTGTTTTTAAACGCAGTCAAAATAGATGGTTCAATACGATCACAATTGGCACATTCATCGTAATATTGAGGTGCATTGATTTTTCCATAATTATTCACCGATGGTGGCAATGATACAATCGACGCTGGAGTAGCTATTCTATTATTAAATCTATCTGAATCCAATCGAGAGATGTTTACATTCATTTGTTGATTAAATATTTGTGTTCCTCCTTGATTTGGTCTGTTTCCAATGGTTTGTGATTTAATATCATTATTTGTCTGACGATAAGCTGCATCATATACCATTGGTGCTTCCGCGGTTCCTCCATTTCCATACGTAGAACAATTCGTGGTATCACGTTGAGTTAAATCTGTTGGTTTATAATTATTAATGTATATTCCTTCTTTTTGATTGTTTATATGGAAATTAGGAGAATAAATAGTAGTTTCTTTCACGGTTGTTGGAGCTATATCATTCGTATTTAAAACATAACTACTTGGAACGATCGTTCCTAATTCTCCATAAACTCGGTAATTTTGAACTGTTTCTTCTTTTCTAGAAGGTCTAAAAATATCCATAATGGGAGCTATAACGGCTCCAATCGCACCACTAAAACCACTACGATAGGTATCTGGTTGATTGACTGTTGATCGATGATTACGATAATTAGTATGACTTCGAAATGCATTCTCCATATCAACGCTTGGACCCTTTCCTACAGCAGTGGATAGGGGAACGTCACATGTCATTGTTTCTTGACGTTTGGATTGTTCAAATTCTGTTGGTGTATATCCAGATTTTTGTTGTGTGGAACCAGCAGGACCAGTATAATCAGATACAACATCATTTCTTTTTACGATACCTAATTCTTGTATAGAACGTAATGTTTCTCCTTTTTCTAATCCTGTGGTAGTTAACCATCTATCTTGAGTATTCATAAAAAAGGTATCTGGTGTTTGTTTTTCCACTCTACCAATCATACCTAGGTTTTTAATCTGAGAATTGGCCGGTCCCTGATGATTTATTAATTCGTATTCTAATTTAGGGTTTGTGTCAACACGTAGTTCATCCACTGTTTTAGGTAACCATTTATCTCTTGCCTCCATACCTGAATTAAAACCCCCACTTCCACAGGTAGAATAACCTTGATTCAAACCTGGACCAACATATTCTGTCGCAAAAGGCTTTACATTATTATTTCTCATTGCAGGATTTACTCTAGATTGATAAAAATCACTTTGATTTGGCATTCCATAAGACCATTGAATATTATCTTCTGGCTTAAATAAAGGGGCTTGCTCCACTTTTTTAATCAATTGAGATCCTGATCCAGATAAATTATCTAATATATTTTCTGCCATATCCATATTATAAGTATAACTCTTTACTTTTCCTCCATTAAAAGGCACCATATTATTGTGTTTAAATTGACTAGAATCTAAATAATTTCCTGTTAATGAATAAATATCTTGTATATTGTTGGATATTGGTAAACCTTTTAATGCTCTATTTTCATATACATTTTGATCAAAATATTTATCTGTTGCAACATTTGGATTAGGATATTCTTGCACTGTATCCACTAGTTGATGCACATTGGTCACGGGATAATTCTGAACAGGCGGATTTACATTTGGTAAATAATTTTGTAGTTTTCCCATATTGGTATAAGATTCTTTCGTATGATTTTTATTTTTTTTATTGACATCACATGATCTAGATGGTTGATTGGATATTACATACATTCCTCCTAATGCAATTAAAGGTATAGCTAATTCCATAATATATATATAAAGTATTATATTTTTATATTGCACTGTTAAACACTAGTAATATTACTTATTTATTTTATTATTGGTTAAAGATATTTGAAACAATAATAGATATTTAGAGAGAAGGAGAAGAAATAGTTAAACAAGAATTATTTACATTACATATATTTGGTCCTGCCACATAAGATCCATTTATTCGATTCGTTGGTAATTTATCATTCGATTTATCTGGATTCAAGCAAACTAGCTTTGGAGTAAAGTAATCTTTTTCCAATATTCTTGTATTCAAGTTATTCAAAAAAGGTAGGCATGTATTTTCTTGTGGATTAAATGGAGGATAATACCAATCTACTTGTTCTAAATCACGTGCTGTCCAAGCAGGCATGATGGATCTAGATTGTTCTGTAAATAAATTATTACATGTTGGATAAGAGATAGCATGATTGGGAACATTATATTTTTGATAATTATCTTTTCCTAAACAATCTCTACTTATGTTTCTATTTACACCTAGAAGATCACTTTCTAAATTAATTGTATTGGTTCTTAGATTAGCACCCCATTTTTGAATTATAATTTGAGGATCTTCTATGTAACACGGATCAGATCCATTTCCCGGAACATTAAGAATCCATCTTCCTGGATCAGTCGATTGTTGTAATTGTTTTTTAGTTCTACAATTATCATATTTAAATCTAGTAAATGCCATTTTCTTATAATTATATAAAAGATTTTTATAAATAAAATTGAAAGAATATGTTTGTTTTATTAGTTTTCAATCAACAATGTATCTACCTCTAGTTCTAGCTCAAGTTCTCCTTGTTATATTCCTATTAAATAACCTACATTTCTCTCTAGGTTTCTTAAAGACATCTATAAAAGTATGGAAAACAAAATTCATCTTTATGAAAACATGCTTTCCTGATGATGAAGAAAATGTGAGGAAAAAGGTTCGTGAGTTAATGTTGGAAAATTGGAGTTTACATGATAATTCTTTTAAATATGAATCTAATAATCCTATCTATACCTTATTATGGTATGACTGCGAAGAATGTGACAATTTATTAGAAAATATGCATCAATTACAATTATCCACGAATTATATGAATGGTTCCAAAGATTTATTTGATTTTACAAAAGTGGATTTTTCTGAAATAAAACCCTTATTATATAAGGACACTGAATTTATTGGAGATAATTTATTTGACATTTATGCGGAAATTTATAATAATTAGTATTGTATTTATTATAGTTACTTAAACATTATTTATATAATATATTAATGACGACGAATACTTTTTGTTTTGAGAATTGGATACCTTATTTATCAGATGCAGATTATAAAAATTTACTTTTTTTTGTTGAAAATGTCAAAAATAATATAGTTAATGAGAAAATATTCATTTTATCTGGTAATATGGGAAGAAATGGAAAGACAACCTTAATTAATGAGATAAAAGAATATATAGGAAAAGAACACTTTTTGGATACATTACATTTACAGGATCAAATAAAAGAGGAATCTTTTTATTCAAAAAAACTTTATTATATATGTGGAATAGAATCTTGGAAACAAAAAAAGAATCTATTATTTTTACAACAACTATTGAATAATAAAAAGTCTATTATCACAGATACAAATAAATTAACAGATATTGATAGTTTTATATTAGAAAATGCTATTATTATTCATATGAATCATATATTTCATTAGTAAAGGTAAATCTTTTTTATTTATTAAAAAATAATATATACTTTACATATTCCACCAGAATTTTTATTAGCCCATATCGTTTGTAAAGTATATTTTATTTTATTTGTTATTTTACATTCATCTATTTCGTTAATTTTTTTAACAACATCATTAATATTCATATCAAAATTAACTATTTTACCAGGTAATAAAGTATTATTATTTATTGATTCATTACTTATTAAAATATTATTTTTAATATCTATATTTTCTATTAAAATATACCCATCATAAATTTCAAATGTATTATAAATTTTTTTAATAAGTTCAATATTTTTTAATTTATTATATAAAAAAAACAATAA